GCACGGTCGGGGACATGTCCTCACCGCCGACTCCGTGACCGGCCACCCGGACATGAGGGATGGCTCTCCGATCACGGAGACATCCACCTTGGAGGACATCAACCTCGTCCAAGGGTACGCCCTCACGGCCAATACCAACTACTCACTGGGGACACCCCGTGAGTCACTGGTAGCGACCGCTGTCCGGGCCATCTGACTCAGACTCGGCGCTCGGGGGAGCGTGGCAACAGAATCCCCCCACCACTCCGTGGCCATGGAGTCGTCGATAACCAACGCCGACACGCCACTCACGGGGCTTCCCCCTGGCGTCCCGACGCAACACGGATTCTCTCAATGAAGCCTTGACATCGCCGTCTGGTTCCGGTAGGGTGGAGATACAACCAGATGGCCAGGGCCATCGACCTCCTGAGCATGAGGGAAAAGGCTCACCTACCTACGCTGAGAGGCACCCCTAAATATGACAGAACCAGCCACCACGACACGCTACCCATGCGACCGCTGCGCCGTTCCGACACGCTCCGTCTTCGAAGGCGAATCGACCTTGGAGGACTACAGCACGCAGTTGAACGGTGGCCTCCACATGACCGCCTCAGGGTATTACGGGGGTTACTGGGATACCGCCTCCTTCATGGGCGACGAGCCTATCGATTTTCACCTATGCCATGACTGCGCCACATGGCTGTCACGCGAGATCCCGAAGATGGCTCAGGCGGCAAAGGGTGGCCACTTCGCAGCCAACGTAGAAAGCGAAGGCTCCCGTCACGCCCACGAGGCACGCGAAGGAACCGACAAAGAGTGGTGCAAAGAGGAGAAAGCCTTGGGCATCAAGGTCATCGAGCCATGCTGCGAGTCGGGTGTTCTTACTTCATGACACCGCCCAGCGAACAAACGAACGCACAACGACAACTTCGGGCAGAGGCTGACAGGGAACGATGGAAGAACCGGCATGAGAAACTGCACAAACAGGAGGCTGCACGTCTCAAGTCGCAGCAACGCGACTTCGACGGGTTCCTCAAGGCCACGAAAACTTGGGAGTTCGCTGACTGGGTGCACGATCACCACGACGAGGACGACTGGGGCACCTACGCGCTGTTTGCCTTCGCGCAAGTTCTACGCAAGATGCTTCCGAACATGACGCTTTGGGAGTTCAAGAAGTTAGCGACCCAAGAAGTCGGCTGGGACAAAGAGAAGTCATGGATGTTGCGTGGGGGGCTATCCGACTACGCCACCGGGCAGTTCTCTCTAGCCAAGGAAGATCTGCGATGAACACCACCACGACAACCCGACCGGATCCCCTCGATTGGCGCACGGTAAGGATCGCTGTCAAACAGCATCTGCCCACGATGAACCGTTACGTCGGGGCTCGCCGGCTCGTAGCCGATGCCCTTGGCGTTCATCCGGAAACACTTGACATCCCCTTGACGGGCGAGTAGGATGGGGTCATGACCACCACCGAAGAGTTCGTATCCTGCTGTGGCTACTGCGGGTCGGCAATCGACTACTGCCAAGGTCACGGAGAAGACGAGCGAGCCGAATACGGATTCGACTACGACTCCGATCAGTACGAGGCACGACGTGACGTGTTTGAGACTTCGCTGAACTTCGCCGACGACTGGACCCGCTGGCAGTCACATACTGAAGCCGACGCTCTGAGGGCGACCCTTGACAACTCCTTGACAAACGGATAGGATGGGATCATGAAGAACACCGAAGCAATCGTTTACTATCGCAAGAACGCCGACTGGCTGAGCGAGGCGCCGTGGCAACCACCGTCAATCACACGCCTAGACGAACTCGACGAGGTTCATCGCATGGACATCATGCCGATGCCAAGCGTGTATTGGCTAGAGCACGTCTGGAAGACGATGCAGAACATCGACGGCGGCGACCTACCCCAGCAGTTGGGCGTGCGTTCGATGATGGTCGGCGACATTGTCGTCATCGGCAACGAGGGCTGGCAGGTCGAAGCGACCGGCTGGTCTCCCGTATCCAGCGACTGGCTGACCAACGAACCCCTGTACGCAAAGCCCTAAATCTCACCGGCCATGTGCCCTTCGATACCCAAAGCCTTAGCGCCGGTTACAACCTCACCGTCCATGGCACAGCCGATACCCTTAGCCGATACGACGGTCACTCTCACCAGCCAAAGCCTTGAGCCCCTCCGAACTCGTCCCGGTACCCAATGAACCAGCGGGGGGTTCAATAATCTCACTAGCCAAGGCCCTCCCGATACCCAATCTCGACCCGCTAGTTAGTCTGAGTCACCGAGGATGAGTGCATCCCGTGCGTGATCTGCGGCTGCCTGTTCACTGGACAGCAGGTCCGTCAGTCGATTGACCTCATCCACCAGATGTACGATCCTCCACATGTACCAGTCCATCCCCATGTCCTTGCCCGGCTCGTAGTCCTGCAAGTCCATGGTCAGAACTTCATGGTTGGATAGGAGGTCCGACCAGTCGGCGTCGCTTCTTTCTTGACTTTCTTCATCGCTCGCCGGTTCCTCTTCTTCTGGTACTCCGCTCGCTTCTGAGCCCGAGCCGTCTTGCGCTGTTCCTTGTGCTTCTTCATGCCGGATAGTTGGGCATCGCCTGATAGCGAGCCTTCTCTGGGATCACCCATCGAACGCCCCCACGGGGATCCCTCGTATCTCCCTCTGTTCGTGGAATGACGTGAACATGTGCGTGCTCAACCGTTTGGCCGGCGAAAGCCCCGACGTTCGTACCGATGTTCATGTCGGTAACTCCCGAACTTCGAAGGTGGTCGGCGACCAGAGCGACCATTGCCCACAGGTCGTATCGCTCATCAATATCCAGTTGGAACACATTCATAACGTGCCTGCGTGGGACAACCAGCGTGTGTCCGGGTGTAACCGGGTAGTTGTCGGGGAATGCAGCAGATGATCGACCGATAGTCGTGCCGGCACCCTTGGATTCCCACCCGTTCTCCAGCCCTGCGATCTCGCAGAACGGGCACTCCTCTACACGAACTCCGGATTCCACAGACGCTCCCACGTTTGAGGACCGACACACCCATCCTTAGTCAGTCCTTCCATCCTCTGGAACTTCTTGACCGCCCAATGGGTACGCCAACCGTATTGACCGGTGTTCTTCATTGTTCCGAAGAAGCCGAGCATGATGATGCGCTCTTGCAGAGTGCCGACGATGGGGCCACGCGAGTTCCGCCTTTTCGACAACGGTGTGGCTGCCACCTGATCTGCGCAAGCAGCGATGTAGGCCAGGATGGCGAGAAAGTCAGGTTTTATCTCGGTCTTCTCTTCTTTGGTTTCGCTCATCGCTGGTGCGTCGAACCAACCTTCGGCATCGCGAGGTTGATGATGCCACCACTCACGAGCCTTGATCGTGGGGACAACGCCATAGCGGGTGGCGATGTTGTTGACCTCCCACTTGGCGATCTTGTTGCTGACCATGTGCAGATCGACCGCGTAGCAGAATCCGTCGTCCTGCGTCATGTGCCAACTTCCTCTCCACCAGCCGCCGGCCCCGAAGCGGCGGTCTGGGTTGGCAGCGAGATTGCCAGTTCCTGCCTTGTATTTCTTGTAGAAGTACGCCTGCTTCGCGTAAGTGCGACAGGCGCTACTCACCTTCACCCGACCAACGATCTGAGGATCTTGGAAGAAGGCCTCTAGTCGTTTGACGAAGCGCGGGTGGAGAAGGGAGAGGTCAACGTTCTTGCCTGTGACTGGAATCATCTAGCCACAGTAGCATCTGGTTTGCGGCTCTAGCGGATGGGTACGACTTCTGCCATCAGGCCATCGCCTTCGGTTGTCTCAGGTGTCGCTGGGTTCGGCTGGAACAAGGTAACCCAATCGGAGGAAGCGAGCATCCCGTCCTCTACGTCTGGACCATGCCATGCGCGCAGCATCTTCATCCATGCGTCCTGTAGACGAACACTGATGTAGCGACTGGCTGGTCGGTTCCCTTCCTCCATGCGCTTCTGCCACTCCGTAGAGACAGCACCCGCTAGGGCGCCAAACTCTTCGGCGGTCAGTTCGATGGTCATGGTCTTGGTCTTAATTGACATTAGTTCTCCGTTGGGATCTGGACAGTCTGGCCGATCTGAAGGGTGGCCGAACCGTCATTGAGTTGGATCATGTGGTGGACAGCGTTCTGGAGGTTACCTTCGCAGTTGTCGGAGGCGATCTGCCAGATCGTGTCAAAGGCTTGGGCCACAACTGGCTCCGTTGAGCAGGTGAACTTGACGTGTGCTGCGTTGGCTGTGCCGAACGCCCACACTCCACCGGCTACGGCTGCTGCCATGAGTATTCCTGTGAGTCCCCTCTTTATGTTCATACCTTCATCCTACAACCTGTTGACACCGCTGTCAAGTGCGGCTATGCTGGGTTCGGGAGGCCAAAGGTATGGTGTCCCCGGGTAATGTAAATGCACAGCGTGGCGTATTGCAGCGTGAAACTGTGTAGCCCGGGTATCGCAGGGTTCAACTCCCTGTCCGCTCACTACTGACTGGCGCAGCGTTGCCGAGCCATCCACGGGGCTTGCGCCCAGCAACTTGTTCAGACATGAAGAAACCCCCGCCCATTTGGGCGAGGGTGTTTCGATGGGAGTCGGAACCTAAGCGGAGTGAACCTCCGACCAGTCCGGAACTCCCCACTTCGTCCGATGGAGCGAGGCGATCCATTCTGCCTGCTTCGGATCCTTGCATCGCAGCGAGAAAGTCTGCGAATCGGACGAGTCACCGTCGGGAGACTGGAAGCACATCTCCACCATGTTTCCGGTGGCGAATGCTGCGACCAGCGATCCCTTCACGGGAAGCATGGGGCGGGTAGTCGTGTCTGTCATGGTTTCCTTTCGTTTGATGTACCCCCAGTCTAGCCGACCCCGGCCCGCCTGTCAAGGGTTTGTCGAGTTTCTCAGGACTGGCTCGGCGGGGAGGGATCGAACCTCCAACCTCCGGGTCCAAAACCCGGCGTTCTGCCAGTTGAACTACCGCCGACTGGTACCCCCAACGGGGATCGAACCCGTGTTACCAGCGTGAAAGGCTGGCGTCCTAACCACTAGACGATGGGGGCTTGGTGGGAGCGGCGGGAATCGAACCCGCAACCGTCGGATTAAAAGTCCGCTACTCTGCCAATTGAGTTACGCTCCCGAGTGGCGGTGGCGGGATTTGAACCCGCATGACTCAAGAGTCGGGAGATTTTAAGTCTCCTGTGTATGCCCGTTCCACCACACCGCCTCGCCTGAATAGGAGTTACGTTTCCCGCTCCACAAACATGGCGTACAAACGCTCAAGCGCGTTGTGGGTCGTCGTCTTGAATAGGGGCGGGGCCACAGCATGCACCAATGCAGCGAAGGATGCCCACGCCATTATCGCTGAGGCCGACAACGCAAAGCGCGCATGTTCACCCCAAGTCTGACCAACCGAAGCCGGATGTTCGGTGAAACGGTTAAAGGTTGGTATCAGTATCACGATGGTGTCTCCGTGGGTTCGGTGCGGAACATCTTTCGTACTCGCCGCAGACTCTGTCGCTCTTGTTCGTTCGTCCCACCCCAAAAGCCAAACTCCAGATTACGCAGTGCGTAATCCAAACATTTCTTTTGTACTGGACAGGTACCACAAACAATCCTCAGAACATGTGGCTCCTCGGTATTAAAGAATACTTCGGTGTCCATATTCTTGCATAATGCGTCCACCTTCCAAGGGGTTGGCTCGAATTGAATAAGGTCGCCCAAATTGTTGCGAAATTTGTCAGGAACGTCCATCAGTCAGCAGACTGATCCGTGTTGGTTCGTGACATCGGTGCTTCGCACATCGGACAAATATAGTCGCGGTCTTCTAGCATCTGTCGCCCGACGTACCATAGGCATTCCGTGCAACGGATTACTCCGCGTAATCGGTTCTTTCTTACCTTTTTACTAGGCATCTTGTATCTTACCAATTCACTTGTGGATTACCAACGTCTAGTCAAAGTTGATGGGGTAGTTCCCACATTGAGAATTACAGCGGTGTTATTATAACGCCGTGTCCTTGACTCATTCTGCTGCCCGCCGCCTGTTCGGCAAATTCGTCGCATTCAATCAAATGCTGTCGGAACAGCAGGAAGTTGAAAACTACTACGGGCTGTCTTATCGTATGGACACTTGGCAAATGTGGTCAGAATGTGAAGGGAATCACGAACCCAACTCCCGAACGCAATGTCACCACTCTGGATTGCACTTGACCATCAAGGAATGTGAGAAACCGATGGGGCAAGCAGAGTTCGCTGTGATGTACGGACCATTCGATCTGATGACAGGCGATGACCCGGAACTGCTTTATCGCCAAATGAACAACAGCGTGAAAGCGGTACTCGCCACTGCCCAACTACATATCCACGCCCTCGGGTGGCCCTGCCATGACGAGTGTCAATGCGAACAGATTCTCTCAGAAGAGAACTACATGGGACCACCTGATCGCAATGGATTTGACGACTGATGTTAGAAGTGTTTGAGTGGATTGGCTATGGCGCTATGTTCCTGCTCGCCATAGTGCTGTACATGGGTTGGACGGATATTCAACGCTAGTTAGAACAGCGCCTCTTCTTGAGTGGCCTGCCCCTTGCGTTTTCTCATCTCTAGGTCAACACAGAGTGGATGTGCCCATCCGGCAGCATCACTAATGAGTCTGGCCCCTGTGATCTTGCCCGGTTCCAACCAGCAAAGAACCCGTTTATACGATCCCTGAGTTCGTGGGTTCAGATTCTTTCCGCAGAACTCACACACGACTGTCATTTGGTCAGTTCTCGGAGGACACTACTCGCCATGTGACGAGGATAGCATCCCCCGAGGTAACTAACTCCACGATCAGGCAGGTGAATCACACGGCATGTACCGGGCATAGACCCGATAGTCGCCGTTGGCATCTACACGAACCACCGACTCGTAGGTATCGTTCATTCCAGCCACGATGCGTAACGCCTTCAACTCGTGCTTCACGATACGACGCTTGAGACCCACCGCGTGGGCACGGGCTGCCGGGGTGTCCGCCGCCTTGAAGATGCGGATCAACGCCCACTCACGCGGCTTGCTGGTCAGCCTCTCGGCAACGGTGTTCCAGAAGATGGTTGCAGGTGCGCTTGTCTTGCCTCGACCCATCTGGCTGTAGGACAGGCTGTCACCCGTCGGTTGCTCATAGCAAAGGACACTCAACAGATCGTTCAAGTTATCCTTGCTCATGGCGTTGGCCTTTGAACGGGTGGATCTCACAGACACCTCTGCGGCATCAATCGATCCGAACACTGGCTCACTCATACCTGTACTCCATCCTCGTCGTAACTCGCAACAGATGCGAGTACCGGGGGATTAGTTTCGGCTTCGGCGTCGGGTGAGTACGCCCTGATGACGACCGTCCGATTCTCCAAGTTGGTGTGGGTCCGAACCTTGACGCCACGACGCTTCGCCGTGCCGTGGCAATGAGCCACGAAGGTGCGGGGTTCCATCTCAAAATCTTCGCCCTGAGTTAGTTCCCAGTTCTTGCCGTTGAGAATCTTGTCCCAGTTATATTTAGCATTGCCGCCCGCATTGCGAGCGAACTTGAACTGCTTTACTTCACGCATAGGTACTGTCCTCCAGTAGTTGCGTATTGGATGACAAGCCAAGTTGGCTCGCCTCTGTCGTCCACTTGCTGGACATCTAGATCAATGTATCTATCGAATGTCGGAATACCAACCTATCTTGATTAAACATTTGCTCCCGTGTCTAGCCCTACCGTGGGTATCTGATAGGCCAGTTCTAGTTTGTGATTGTCGATGGTTCCTTCGTACTCGTAGGTCACGGTGTCCGCCTGCCAGAAGGAGTTGGGTCCGAGGTAGGCGTCGCCTGATTCACGGAGCAGGCTTGAGTCAAGGTCGCTCTCCTTGATGGCCCACACATAGATGCTGTCGTTGGGCACGATCGTCGGTAGCCATGTCTTCTCGCCGTTGAACTCTATCTGTGTGGGTTCGCCTTGCTCCGGGCGGATGTAGACGAACTGTGCGGCATGTGCGAAGGTTGGTCCGGCGAGATAGACGCATCCGTCCATGCCCGGCGTGAGCCCCTTTTCGAAGATGCTGCCGATCCGGCTCTCATATGTTGCGTGGTATAGCATCGTCCTACTCCTGTGCATCTTTGGTTTGGTAGTTATCTATAATGTCATTCATCGAAGCATGGCGCTCCGGATGGGAGTTCCACGCCGTCACTGGGATGCGGTAGGAGTCGTCGGTTGCATCGGGATGCTCGCCATTCCGAAACCAGCAATCGACATCCTCTCCCTCCTTCGTGACCATGTGGACCCCGTAATGCTGCTCTGGTAGTTCACACCACAACCCTTTTACGTCGGGGTGTGGAGAAACGCATGGCACCTGAGTCATTGAACGACATTTCCTGCATGAGCCAACAGACTCACCTGTCTCCGCTGTCAGGTCCGGCGTCTGAGTAGCCATCTCAATCGTGGTCTTACTCTGACCGCAGTCTAGGCAAAGCCACTTCACTTCATTCGACATCATTTGCACTCCTGTGGGTCGATGCGCCACTTCATGGAACCGGTCCTGAACTTGGCACCCATCGCTGTACAGGCGGTGTAATACCTCGTCGTCAAATGGTCCGGTGCCTCCTTGTGGGCACACTCATGGATGATCAGGTCATCCAATGCCACTGCCAACTCCTTCGTGGTCATCGTGCCCCAACCTGCTCGCCTTAGTACAAGCCAGTTGAAGTCGATGCGACGGGTCATATGGATTGCCGCTTCCTTTTGCCACCGGTCATCGTCAATCATGTTGATCTCGAAATGGCTCTCGTCTTCCAAAAACATTGCAGCCTTCCTCGCGTATGCCTGTATCGCTTTCGTCAACTTCGTCGGCTTGGCATGTGCGTAACCAAGCCCCTGACCGTGCGTGGGCTTCAACGAGAAGTCGGTGGCTGACGATACGGCTGCGTCGTTTTCTTTGATGGCGGTCCAAACGTCCCTGTTATAGGTGCCACCGTTCACGACCTCTCTTCCGTGGGCGATGGCGTTCTTGTCGGCTTCCCGATCTGCCGGAGTACCGATGACCCAGCCCTTTCCATGACGGGTGTTCATCACACTCACGACTGCGTCCTCACCGGCACCCGGAATGGCTTCGGTCACCCACACCGCTGATGTCTCTTCCTCGTTCAGCAGGCCGTGTGTCTCTTCCAACACCGCACCCAGTAATGCTCGCCTATAGGCAGGCGTCACGTTGTCACGGTCCCGGTTCAACGGCACCTTCTGATCCACGTTGATGTGCCACGGCGTGTCGATCTCCACCACGGGGATGCCCATTTCGTACAGGTGAGCCTGCTGGTGGATGCCATCTACCTCTGCTGCGATGATGTCCACGCAGGTGGTACGACGGGTCGGCTTCATCTGACCCTTCTCATCCATCCGCAACGTGGGCAGACTGATGCCCATGATCCGCTTGATCGGCTCGCGACCTTCGATCACGAATCCGTTGACGGTCACGGTGAACCCGTCCGGCACCAGCACGTTGTTGATGTCACACAGAATCTCGTAGACCTCATCACGGTTCAGGCGCACCACACCGGAGAACACCGACCCACTCTCGCGTCGGTCATCGGTGACGGTACGTCCGCTCTCATCGAAGAAGACGCTGCCGGTCGTGGTGGAGATGCTCGCCTTGACGCACTGCGACAGTACGAACTTCTCACCCTCATTGAACCGACCCCGCTTCATGGGGTCACCCTTCTTCTTCGACGGCTGGTACAACGTGTACGCGTCGGTGAGGTCGGAGAACCCTTCCGGGCAGTCGTCCTCAACAACGAGACTGGCATGCTCATCGTCAATCGACTTGAGGCCCACGGATGCAACGGATGCGTTCTCATCAAATACATTCTGGAGCAGGTCGTGGACCATGGCAATCTTTGGGCGTGAAGCCATCAACTGGCCAAACCCATCTAGGTCAACGTCGATCCAATTGGTGCGGGTGTTCATCGGTCCTCCCTCTGCTCCCTGAGGTACAGCCCTGCGGCGATGCCAAGGCATAGCCCAAGGAGACCCCAACACAGGAGCGTTGTCGTGTGCATAGTAATGGTTGCTAGTACGGTATCCATATTGGCAGTCTACCGGCGTTCAAGTCAATTGCAACCTGCGTGACCGATGTCACACATCTACTCCCAGTCGCTAGCGACGTGTGTGACCGGTCCCTGCGTCTCAATCCAGACGCGGGCACCGCAATGATCCGGGGTCTGCGAATGGATGATCTCACAGGGACCATCGATCTTGATCCTCGTCAGGTGGGTCGAACCCTTATACGTCCGGTCGATGATGGCAGGCTCACCCTTCTTGACCTTCTGCTGGTGGACATGGATGATGTGCTTCATCGTGCTACCTCCGACCCTTACCTGAACGGCGATATGAACGACACCCATCGCATCGACGGGCGGTCATCGTCTCACCCTTGTACTCATACAGAAACGATGTCAGCGGGTACCACTGACGGCAGTCAGCACACACGAACTCTTCACCCGTGCGGGCACGGGCTTCGGCTTCACGATCCGACTTGTCTCGGATGCGCTGACGGGTGTTCCTCTTGTTGACCTGTGCGAACCTGTCCTCAGGCATGTGACGATCCTACCCCTTCCCGCGTCCAATGCCAACCCTCACACCTTATCCACACCCAATCCCGGTCTATCGGGGGAGGGGAGGCAGAAGGGCAAGGGGGTAGGGGCAGGGGGGTGGGGGTCGAAGGGTGAGGGCGCGGGGGCTTGGGCTCTGGGGGCCGGGGGTCGAAGGGCCGAGGGGCAGGACGCCGAGGGTCGGGGGGCAGGGGAGGGGGGAGGGGATCGGGCATGCCGGGGTCGGGCGAGGGGCCGAGGGCAGGGGGCGAGGGCAGGGGGGGCCGAGGGGGGTCGGACGAGGGGGGCAGGGGAGGTCGAAATCGAACGGGCGTTCGATCGGAGGGTCGAACGGGTGTTCGATGGGGAGGCATGATCGAACGGGTGTTCGATGAGGGGGTCATGGACGAACGGGTGTTCGATGGGGTGTTCGATGGGGGTACAGGTGTTCGATGGAGAAGGTCATGGTCGAACGGGTGTTCGATGAGGGGGGGGTACCCCTACCCCCCACCTACCCACACGCAATTACCCCTATCCACCCGTAATTGTAAAGAGGTCCAACTTTCTGGTACCCCTGCGTGTGTGTGGGGGGGAGCGATTGGTTTTTTGAAGTTCGCTTTAGTTTAGATTGTTTTATCCGGCGGTGGGCTAGTTGGTGTGTGTTCGGGCGATTGCTCTGATGTCTAGTAGGTGGTTTTGGATTTCGGTTGCGGGGATGTTTTGGCGGTTGGTGACTATTTTGAGGAAGTTGTCGATTTCTTCGATGAGTTGTTGTCCTGCGGTGGGTGGGATGGTTTCTTCGATTACTTCGGTCATGTCTCGTCCTTTAAGATTGTGGCCGTTTCGGGGATGATTGCTGCTAATGATTTTGGGGTGTGGTGTTTTTGTCCGTTTGTGTCTACCCAGTGTACCCACATGTCTGGGTCGGCGAGGTTACCGATGATTTGGCTGAGTTCGTATTTTTCTCTAGCCATATCGAACGTCTCGATCTTTGTATGGGTTTTTCCATGCGTTGTATGGGTTGGGGCGCTCTTGTGCCTGTCCGGTTCCGCCGTTCAGGTAGTTTACTCTGGCTGCTGCTTCTTTGATTGTTCTGTGTGTGGATTCTGTGTTCCATGCTAGGTATGGTGTGTTGTCGTATGAGTATCTGGTTGTGTAGAAGCCAACTTGGTATTGGTCGTTTGCGGGTCCTGTTGTTATGTACACATACATGTTTTGATCCTCTGTTCTGAATAGGACTATCCGTAGGACGACTATGCCGCCCCTGTTTCCCGATTCCAAAAATATTTTTTAGAGGACCGCTTGGGGGGGGTCGGCCCGTGGGGGTAATGCTAGCGGGGGGCTAGTTGAAAGACAACCTGCCTATTGAGTTGTTGTTTTGTGGGCACGGGAGGGGACAGAGTTACCTTGACGGGGAGCAATCCCTGCCTTCAACCCTTTTGGTGGGAAAGGGGAGGCTGGGCAAAACCCGTCATCCTCGTGGGTACACGGTTAGGACTAATCCGTATACCAGTGAGGCAGGTAACTCCTTAACCCGGGTAGAAAGGAAGACCCCGGGCTTAGTCCCCTCCTCGCTCGTTGTGGGTTCCGGTTATTCTCCAGATTCCCATAGGTTATCTAATCCTTTGATCTTTCCTCCGGTGCGGAGAAAGTCTACTGCTGTTGACAGGCGGAAGTGGTATTTACCGGGGGTACCGGGTGGATAACGTTCTTCCAGTAATAGAAGCGTCTGTTCAAACGGGTAGTCGTTCCATTCGGCATCGAACCAGCGTTCCACCCAATTGTTCGTTGGGGTGGGTTGCGGGAGGGGGATTGGTTCTGGAACGACATCTTCTACCACTGGACTTGTTGTGGTCGTGGGTGGAAGGGTTGTTGTTGGTTGATCGGGAACACTTGTTGTTGTGGTCGTCGCCGGGATGTTCGATTCCCATACTCCGTCTTCGTTGATCTCCATGACCGGGATGGAGTACCCGTAGTTGCCCATGCAGAGCGACTGCCAGACGGTCCACGATGGGGTCATCGGGTTCGCCGCAGCCCAGTAGGGATCATTGAATCGGCGCACGGTCTTGTTGGCGTCCAGAATCCATTCGGGGATTAGACCTGAACTGAACATCAACGCTTCGATCTCCGGATAGTTGCCGTTGGCCCAATCATCAATGGACAGAATCTGGCCGTCGGTCAGGTTTCTAGCCCACACAACCCTTGGGTCTTCGAGACCTTTGCCGCCGTGGAGTGCTTCGTCGTAACGGAACACGACGCCGGACGGAATCGTTCCGTCAGCCTCCATCGTGGTGATGTGTGCGGCCCACTCGTCGTAGGTCATGTGTATGAACCCGTACTCGGTTCCGCAGGGCGAGTAGATCGTGTCATGGCTGGCGCTGGCTGGGGTTGCTGCTAGAACAGAGCCAAAGATTGCAGCGGCTACGAATGCCTTTAACATATTTAGTCCTAACTCGTGAGATTACATTATTGCTACGTTGTCTTGAGATGCGATCCTTTGAATTTGTATGACTCTGGGATTGGAAAGAGGCGACTGTTTTGAAACCTTTTGGCGAGTCGTTGTCTTGCTGCTGCACTAACAGCAACTTCCTCTATCGCTATGTCATATAAGCCTTGCTCAATGATTTCAACTAGGCGTTTGGGGTTGGGCAATCTTTGCGGGGGGCAATGATGCTCTTCGTTGATTTGATCTAGACGATTCAAGGCGGCGTGTCCCGCTGCGCAGGCAGCAGTCACCTGTGCTTTGGTGTCGAAATATCCTAAATGGATATCTTTACCCTTGTGTCTGATCTTGGCGCGTAGTTTGGTGGTAGTCACAACCGAGAGGGTACCGGCGGATTGTGCGATTCACAACCTGCTCAGGTTGTGAGCCTTTCTGGCTTGGAGAAAACCAGTAGGGATTCATGGGGTATCCGGTGTTCGGCATTTTCTCCATGGGTTAGTCCAGCAACCGGAATGATGCGTGTGTCCTGCTGCGTGAAGCCCATGTTTTTACATGTTTCTGCGTGCCATTGCGTAACATGTTGTATCTGTCCACCTCTAATATGATCTTTGATGTTGATGATCAAAACACCTTCGGCTTTGAGAACCCGCTTGGCCTCTAGCCACGCTTCAGTGTGGAAGTGTTTGTACTCTTCACCCCATTGCATCGCCGCTGCACTACCTTTTGTCAATTCTCGACCGAGGTAATGCCGGTAAGTGTGCCGCTTACTGTCATCCTTGGCGTCGTGATGATCAGCCATGCGGTTGCCGAAGCAAGGTGAAGTAACTACAGCATTGAAATATTCGTCCTCATACCCGGTTCGTATGGCGCTACCTACAGCGGTACCTACTCGTTGGTACGCCCATTCCGGTTCAATCTCTATACCCGTCGTCATGTATGGCAGATCGTGAATCGTGCCGATTCCGGCGAAAGGATCCAAAATCAAGAGTGTGGGATTGTCCCCAAGAATTTCGATGACTTCATTTAAATGTTTGGCCGTGAATTTGGCTGGATGCGGAGGGGGTAACGGATGGTAGGCGTCTTGGTCGGGCCAGTTCGGGTCGATACTCACGAACGCCCCCGATGTTTCTTTTTTAGTTTTATCTGACGGGGGACTGGCTGACCCTCATGGAGGACAGTGTGACTTGTTCCAGCCTTACCTCCCTGTGCTCCCGGTTCGTCCTGCTTGTAAACGGTGAGGACCCCAAAGGGGGTGCTGTAGACATCTTTGATCTCATCGGATTCGATCAGGTCTTTATTCATGTGATGTGTCCTTCCAACATGATTTACTTGGATCCCAGTGATGAACTCCGCTGCTATAGAATAGCCATGCCGCCACAGCGACGTTGGCTCGTCCGTGGAACGGGTGGTAGTCACCCCACCCGGCTCTTTCGGATCTTTCCGCCCAGTATCTGGCGAGGTGTTGGAACCAGCCTACCGCGAGAGCGTCGGACACCACGTCTGAACCGATGTGATGGCTCTGCCCGCTGGATTCGCAGAAGGCGATCTTGAGTGCTAACACCCTGTCTTCGGGCTTGAAGTATTCGTTGATGAGTTCCTCCAAGGTGGGGAGTTCGTAGTGTCCGTCGCCCGGCTCGCACCCGTGTGAACACGGCGTCTCTATCTGCCCGAACTCCGGGTAGTTCTGAAGGAGGAGGGCGTGCGGCCCGCCCAGCGAGAGAACATGTGTTTTACGGGTCTGTGGTCCGTAGACGCCATCGACGGAATCCATCCCTAGTTCCATCTGGAGGGCGGCGACTTCTTGGGATCGTTCGAAATACCGGTACTGCTGGCCGGTCATGGAGTTGGAGTATTTCGGCAGAAGCGTCGTGATGGTTGTGGTCGTACTTGTTGTTGTACTCGTCGTGGTTACTGCCACAAGGGTCGGGCGCACAATCGCGATCGTGGTGCTGGTGGTGCTGGTGGTGCTGGTTGCCGGAGGTTTCGATATGGCGGTTACGACCTTGGTCTGGCCACTGATCGGAGTAACGTTTCCGGCAGTTGTGCCATCGAAGCAGGATGCCGTCCATGCAAAAATAGTTAGGAGTGTCCCAATGGCGATTCGTGAAAACATGATCGCTCCTCTCCAGTTGACCTGAGTCCTCTAAGTTAGGTATGCTGGTGTAAGCCTCTACAGTGTACTCCTGCGGGCAAACCGTTTCTGGAGGGTATACGGAAAGGTCGGTCGATCACAACCTGCGAGGAAAATTCATGCCAAGCACTAAAGAAGATAATAGCAAATTGGAAATACCATCTGATTTGATTGAAGCCATTGAAATGTCATCTTTCGAGCGGCAACTACCCCGACAAGGTTGTACCGCAATACACAAATTTCTAATGGATCCAAATAATGAAGATGCTGAAGAACGGGCTAATGAATGGATTGAGAATCAAAAAGGACTATGGCCAGAAGTGGACCGGGTGGTGTATCGCTTACACTCGCTTGGTGTACCCGAAGAAGATAGCCGTCCTCCTTGGCTTCGTGAGGCGTGGTGGATGCAACTAACTCTTCCGTGGTCAGACGGCTTGGACGCCGCTATCAAATTGGCAGACGCTTGGTGCGACTCACGCGATGACCAGTCCGCGTAACGCTCCGCGCAGGGAGACAGTGACCGTAACTAAACTTGGGAAGTACGGGCATGTAATTTGGGCACATCAACTAGTGTGTGGACATACGGTAACTAGAAAGCGGAAATCGCCTACCGGCGTACTTGGTTGTGTCAAGTGCCTAGAATCATTTGACTTTGAAGAACTTTCTCAAAGCCTTACCATCCCCGTCGAAGCCCCCATTGACGACGGTTTACCGGAGGCGGAAGCCAATGCTCAAATAATTCGAGCATTACTGGCCGGGCGCTTCAAGGTCCCACCAGAACAGGTGGATGTCGTTGTCAGACAGAGCCCGACTGGGATGATGGAAGTGGATTCGGCGACGATTTCACTCACCGGGCGACAACTTCGAAACCTGAGATAGCCCAGATCGCTCGAATGACACTGATGTAAGTTGCTATTTTTTTCGAGGCGACCTAGGCTTCCCCTTCATGGAACCTTCCCTCGAAGACATACTAGATGTTTTTCATTGCTGGGTTTTGGCTTGTAGAGCATCCGCACGAGGTAGGAAACCTGTATTGGGTGACAAGCGACGACGCAAGATTAAGAAAGCAATTGAACTGTACGGTGTGGAAACTTGCAAGCAGGCCATAGAGGGAGTTCTTCTATCTCCGTGGCACATGGGTTACAATCCCAGTGGCAAGAAGTATGACGATATAGAACTCATCTTGAGAGATGAGAAGCATATAGAACAGTTCTTATCTTACTATGATAACGCTGAAACAACAGAAGGCGAATTCAAAGTCATTGAATCGTATGCTAATGGTAAAGAGCCCTTCTAGTCGCTATGGATAAAGACGACCTCGCTCGAACCGTGAAAAAAGTTTGCGTCAATTGGAATCTGCCTACTGCCGGTCCTCCTTTTCAAGAACGGTGTTTGCTTTGGTGGGATTTCTTAAACGATATTGAAATCGATTTAGCGGATAAAGCCATTAAACAAATCATTTCGTTAGATCAAAGGTATCCACCACGCGTGGGACAAATCCGACGTTTAGCAATAGACATGAGATTTGAGGGAGACCCCATACCTTCTCCCCCGGAAGCGTGGGCACAATTTCGTCAGGCGATCGACGCCTCCGAGTCGGGGACTTCCTTCCGCAAACCCCATAACCTCGTTGGTAAGACCATGAAGTCGTTTCCTAACAACGGTGCTGGATTGAGAACCAATTCTGACAGAGAACTGTTCCTTTCCGCTTATGGCAAAATCGTTGAAGAGGCGGAAAAAGAAAGGTATTTGAGTGGACCGGACACCTGAAGTTGATCTCGTTCTCTCCAAACTGGACAGAGTACGACAGGCTGGTAGTGGCTGGGAAGCGTGTTGCCCAGCCCACGCCGATGATAAGCCTTCTCTTACTGTTGGAATCGGGCGGGAGGGGCAGGTTCTCCTGCATTGTCATAGCGGCGCCGCCTGCTCGTTCGCCGAAATCTGTGACGCTATAGACCTTAAGCCGAACGACTTGTGGCCAGAGTCGAATAAACCAAAACAGAAACTACGCAAAGAAGCCACCTACGTCTACGAAGATGCTGATGAAAATCCCGTAATGCGGGTGATTCGCTTCAAGGATGATTTGGGTGCCAAAACTTTTCGGCAGCAGAGATATCAGAATGGTGGTTGGGAGTGGGGTACTCAAGACATAGAAAAGCCCCTCTATCGATTGCCGCAGGTTTTGGAGCGAATCTCCAATGATGAAATCGTCTACGTTGTGGAGGGCGAGAAGGACGTTCACACGTTGGAATCGTTGGGTCGGGTGGCAACTTGCAATCCCGGTGGGGCAGGAGCCGAAGGGCAAGATAAGTGGTTACCTCAACACACCCGAGCCTTGGCCGGTGGGAAAATCGTCATCATCGCTGATGATGATAAACCCGGTTATGCCCATGCAGCCCATGTAGCGGCAGAACTTAGAAAGGTTGGAGCGAGGGTAAAGGTTTTTAAACCAGCACAAGGTAAAGACATTTCAGATCATATAGGTGTTGGATTGTCGATGAGCGATTTGGAAGTTGTCGCTGGTGAAATCAGAGACACGTTCACTGATTTCATCGACTCTCTCAAGGATCTTGACCACAGCCAACCATTGAATGTCAGAGTAAATAAAGCCCAACGTTTACTGGATGCCTTTGGTCGTGATGAAAGCAGCACGGAACAAAAAGGCAGATTGATTGATTGGGCCACTCTGATCGGAGAAGAGTCAGATGATTCTTTCGATTGGCTCATTCCCGGTCTTTTGGAACGTCAGGAGCGGGTGATTGTCGTCGCTGCCGAGGGTGTTGGTAAAACCTACTTGGCACGACAGGTTGCACTCATGTGTTCAGCCGGGATACACCCGTTTAAACGGGACAAGATGCCACCAGTTCGAACTTTATTTGTGGATCTTGAAAATCCTGAACGGATTATTAGAAGAACCGCTAGAAAAATCTATAAGAAAATCGAAGAGGTTGGGCGAGCAAAAGACATGGAAGCCCACCTTGTTGTCAAACCGGATGGATTAGACCTACTTAAATCAGATGATCGCAACAAACTAATCGAATGGATAGACCAGACCCAACCGGAACTTCTTGTCCTTGGACCGTTGTATAAATCCTTTTTAGATCCCGGCGGAAGAACGGCTGAATCGGTTAGCACCGAAGTGGCTAAGTTTCTTGACTATATTCGCCACGAATATGGTTGTGCCATGTGGTTGGAACATCACGCTCCATTGGGATCTGGCCAGAGCAGAGAGATGCGTCCATTTGGTTCTGCTGTGTGGAGTCGTTGGTCGGAGTTTGGAATCTCCATTACTCCTGATCCGACCGATCCGGCTGTTATGGAAGTCAAGCATTACAGAGGAATGCGTGATGAAAGGGAGTGGCCGACTCGCATGCGTCGGGGAAATGAAGACGAGTGGCCATTTATTGTTCTCGAATTTCTTAAGTTTTAGAAAGAGGTGGGGGACATGGAAAGCAACGCTTTGGATTCGTGGATCCATCAAGCGAAATGCCAAGAAGAAAACACTGACCTATTTTTCATCCTCCGTGGCGATCCGCAGCAGAAGACGAAACGCACAGCAGCCTACGCTGTTTGTCAGTACTGTCCAGTAAAATCGGAATGCTTGGACTATGCGATCATCAACCATGAGGTTGGCATCTGGGGTGGGACGACCGACGCTGAGAGACGGTTCCTCCGACGATCGTGGACGCCAAAATCAGAGCCTAGAAAACGGGTTGTTTTTCAGAGTCTTGTACGAGGCGTAACCGTCGGCGTTCCCAAATCAGAATAGATCCGCACTCACAAGAGAATCTAAATCTCCAAAGACCCGTTGTGTTGCCTCTATCGATTTGATCGTCTAAATCTGTATAACAGGTTGGGCAAATAGTCATGCTGACCTCCCTGCCAAAAGCGTAGCACTACTACTGCTAGTAGTGGTGGAAACTCCTAGGGAAACAGCAATTCCCCCAAAGGGGGGTATGTTTCATTTTATTTATTGAATAACTCGTTGGGGTTTCCATTCAAGCAAATGTTCTGCCGAAATAACCCTTGTTCGGCTTCCTTCTGATTCTGTGGCAGGATCTATGTAATGAGGTGTGCTTCCTAGTTCCCACGCCGTGTCGTAATCTAAATGACCTAAAATTTCCGCTTGGGTTAGTTCAGGTGTGGTGGTGCGGGCAACAAACAGGTGCAGGTCTTGTCCTAGTTGGTATTCCCTTACCGCAGCAGCGGTTTGGGTTCGTACACAACGAACTTCAATGTTGTAACCGACATCAGCGATCCTGCGTTTGAACCAATCGTGTTTGCTTTTTGGCCATACGCTTCCTGACCAATATCGATTAGTTCCTTTTGCTACCGCAAGTTCGCAAACGCACGCACGCTGTTGGGCGGTGCGGTCGTCTTCCATTCGTTTTTTATCGTAATGAGCAGCATCTTGCTTACCCCAATTGGCGGTAAACCGCATGTTGCCGATGTTTAGGGCGTGTACCCATTCCCATTCGTTGAGATCAATGATCATTGAGGTGTCTACAGTCCCATCAGAAGTCGTTAAGCGATTTCAAGATGATCGGGGTGCCTTCCCCCATCCACGCACTAAACGTGTTGAAGCACAAGAAATCGTATGCTTCCTCAAAGTCCCAGCCCTCAGTCCAGACGAGATGTTCTACCATCTTTTCTTCGTCATAGACGAGGACTGGGTCTTTTGAGTATTGACAACCGATGCCGATAATGGCCTCATCAAAAGTTGGATCCACAAAACGCAACGCTTTGGGATTCAACTCTTGAAGGTGGTCCAACATCCAATCAAGTTGTGTTTTGGGATTTTCTGTCTCTGGCATTAGGCCAAATCAAGAATCAGGTCTGCTGCCTTTATCTTCATGTTGTACGACTTGTTACCGATCTGCATGGACGCCTTAGCATTCCGGTCGGCGTCATCAAACCAATGATGGTCGTAAAATTCTCCGACTGCGTTGAACAGGCTCCAGCCGTTGTAGCCGTAACCCGCCGCGTTCTTGCGGTTGACATACAGTCCGCGAACTGTCATCAACGTATTGGCACGGTTCTCTTTCTTGCGGTCGGTGTCGGCGTCCTTTTCAGGCCATAGACCATTCAGGACCCTGTCAATCTTCTGACTACCGGCAGGAACCGGCACTGCGAGCAGACGTTCTGCGGTTTCCTTGAACGACTTCGCCCAGTTGGATGAAATCTGGAGAACCTCGTTTGCCTCTTCCAATGCCCTGTCATAGTTGGCCGTGTGTCGTGCCGTCACGATTGACTTTGCCACGGACTGACCGAACCTGACGGTGTTCTTGCATACTGCCCGGATGTCGGTGTTGGCGTATGTGATTGGTGTGGTGCCATCGTGGCTCGTGTGTACAACGAGGTACCGAGCAATCGTGTCGTTGATGCCGACTGGGTCGATGATCAACGTGCCGAGGTCAATGGTGGCGAAGAATTCGCGACCGTCCTTGAGGACGCCACAAGTATCCATAATGGCGTCACCCTTCGACGCACCGCAGACGTTTAAAGCCTTTTCCAGAACAGTCTCATTCTGGACGACCCGATACCGGTCCTTGACTACTTCAAATGGAACGACTCCACCATCATCATTCACGCGTGCCGTGATGTGCCTGTCTTCCATTTCCAGCAAGTCCCCATCTGGGGTGGTGTACTGCACTGGCAGCAAGGTGACATGATAATCGGCTCCTGCCATAGGCAGAATTGTTTCTGCCGTCTGATGGCCAGACACTGCCGTGCCGAGTCGATGCCACGGGGCACCACCCTCTTTGCGCCAAACAAAACTGGCTTCTCCTGCTTCATTCATTTCCAACTCGTGTGACATATCTATACCCTCCTTTGGGTTACGGATAATACTATCGGAAGAGGCATCGACTTACAACCCAGTTGGAAAATAAATCCGATGGTGTAGATTATGTCCATGGACGATGAAAAGAAGATCCTTCTCCACGATGACCAGATTGTCTTAAACAGCCCGTATGACGCCGACGAAGTTCGAGCCATCAAGAATATCGCTGGAGCAAGGTGGGACAGGTTGGGCAAGGTTTGGAGGATACCGGTGTCCAGTCTCAAACAAGTCAAGATGTACGCCGTTTCGTTCGACTACTGGTTGGACCCCGATCTCAGAGTATTAGACCTCCCCGACCACCCCTTCGAACGACAGGGACTAGAACTGTCTGAAGAAAATCTGATTATCAGATTCTCCTACGACTCTGTAAAGGTTGCTGCCATAAGGCTGGTGCCCGGCGCTCGTTGGGATGCGAAAAAAACAGTGTGGTGTGCTCCCGTGTCAGCCTTACCCGAAGCCATTAAGTTCGCAAAAGATTTCAAACTGGATGTCCCCGAAGAATTGAAGGAGATGCAATCTGAGATTCAAGAGCGTCAGGCGGCTGGCATTGCAGCGTCTAGGTCTGTGGTATCGGACATTGAGATTCCTGACCTCAAGGGAGAGTTGCTCCCTTATCAGGCGGCTGGCGTTGAGTACATGGTCAAGAACAAGAAGGTCTTCTGCGCCGATGAAATGGGCTTAGGAAAAACACTAGAAGCATTGGCCTCTGTCCAATTCGAAAACGCCTACCCATGTCTGGTGGTCTGTCCTCCCAACTTGGCATTGAACTGGGCTACAGAGATAGAGAAGTTTTTACCGACTAGAACATGGCGGCGTGTTCTCAATCGATCTGAGTTTCCTGAAGAGGATGCCGACTACACCATTATCGGTTATTCCAATATCGACTATCACCCAGAAGCACTCAAGAATTATAAATCTTACATATTCGATGAAAGTCACTATCTTAAAAATCCTAAAGCGAAAAGGACCAAGCGTGCTCAAAAACTTGCGAAAACGGTACCCAGTGACGGAATGGTTTTATGTCTTACTGGAACGCCTATTACCAATCGTCCAGCGGAGTACGGACCCCAACTGGAACTCATCGGACGACTCAAAGAGTTCGGCGGCCTCTGGGGGTTTTACAAGAGATACTGCGGAGCCTTCCAAGACCGATTCAAGCAATGGCATATTGACGGAGCCACGAACCTAGATGAACTAAACGATCGTCTACGAGCGTCATGCTACATCCGACGAACCAAGCCTCAAGTTTTAAAAGACCTTCCACCTATCCGTCATTCAGAGTGGATGATCGACCCAGATCCTAAATATAAAAAGGATTATGAGGCTGCGGAAAACAATATCGCTCAGTTTGTTGCCGACAGGGCGGCAGAGTTGGCAGAGGAACTAGGGGAAGACCCACGCGGTGCCGCCGTGCGAGCGAGATTGGCGGCAGAGGCTCACGAGTACCTTATTAAATTGTCGGTATTGAAACGAATTGCTGCCAAGATGAAAATGAAGGCCGTCGATGAATGGGTTCAGAATCGGCTGAACGAAGGTCGCAAAGTTGTTTTGGTTGCCCATCACCGAGAAATTGTAAGTTCGCTGGCTGATCAGTATGGCGGATTAAAAATCCAAGGTGGGATGTCTGTGGTTGAAGTTGAATCGGCTAAAAAGCGGTTCATGGAGGAAACGGTTGAAGACGCCCCCGTGATCGTTCTATCTATTCAAGCCGCTAAAACCGGTCACACTTTGACTATCGCACAAGACATGCTTTTTGTGGAACATCCTTGGACCCCCGCAGATGTTGACCAAGTCTCTGCGCGAATCCACCGTATAGGAACTACGGGAGCAGTACAGATCACACATGCTTTGGCTGCTGGAACTATTGACGAACAGGTCTTTGCTCTGATTAATTCTAAACGTTCCGTAGTGAATGCCGCTACTGAAGGCACCATCGCTGATGAAGAAAAGGTAAATGCGGCAAGTCTTATGAAGAACTTTCTACCGGATTGATTGCTGACTAGTAATATGAGGTGATCATATCCAAGGTTTCCTCGGCAGGGAACCCCGGCAGCAAAGAGGTGATCCGCTAGATCGTAAGGGGCGGGTCACCAAGCGGCCCGTCCCTTACTTTGTTAGAGGGTCTACCTTGTCAACGTCAGTACCCCAGCAATCCCAACCCGGAACTGTTGTTCGGGCAAATAGTTCAATCTTTTTTTGCGTAGGGAACATCTGTTCGATTCTTGAACGCACCTCTTCCGGCTTTGCGCTATGAGTGCCGCGAGGACTACTTAAAAATTGTCGAACATTGCGGGCACCCCGTGGTTGTGGGATCCGACCACGTTTCCCTACCAGACATAGTTCGACTTGGCTCATCGTGTAATAGCCGGGATTGACTCGTTGTTTATCCCAAACAAAAGCAACCGTGGCCCATTTGAAGCCCCACGCTTTCATAAGATCAAGTGCTTCTGGCAGGTGTGGGTTGCTTGTCCACATAAACAGCAACGATTGTTCGGGGTCGGATATAGCAGGCACTTCGAGTGCCGCCAAATCGGCTCCATTCATCGTGGGGTAATGCGCTTTGGCCCCACCGGTTGTCTCCCCTTGGCTGCCGGTGTGTTGTAGTTGACCTCGATAATCCCAAGGGGGGTCAGCGTAAACGATCTGGTACAACGTCATTTGTCTGGCGTCGGTGGTCGCTCAATATTAAAGTCTTCGGTGGCTGAGGATTCAACGGGAATCCACGCTTGGTTGTAGTTGTGTTCTTTAACTTTTCTCTTTTTGATCAATGAACCATCTTCGAAGATGTCGAACTCGTCTTCTGACATGTTGAGGGCGTCCATGATTTCCCGATCGCCTACAACTTTAAGCAGGGTCCTGATTGCTTGACCCATGCGATGGGGAACCACTGACCCACGACAACGATTCATTTGCAAGTGCAACAGAATCGCTTCTGCTTGGTTGCATTGGATTCTATTAACAAGCACATCTTTAAGATCCAATTCATGGGCTACCAGCCAGCGGGCGTATCCGTCGATAATGGTTCCGTCCTCCATGGCGATGATTGGTTGGAGGATTCCAAATGTCTTGATGGATTGCATGAGGCCCAAATAGTCGGGCTTCAGAATATAGGTCGTCCGCCAATTCGGCGTTTTAAGATTTTGTGGTTTCAAAGTTTCATTCATAAGAGGTCATCTATCTTGTCCATGTCGTCGGCGTCGGCTATAGCGGCCATTCTCATTCGATGTGCTTTCGTTTTCGGACCAACAGGAGATGGTGCCGTGTGGCGGAACTCGTTCAATAGCAAGGTTCGAATCAGGTGGTCTAAAGGATACCCGTATGGGTCGTTCTTTCTTTTCCGTCTGAATTCAGCAGCAAATTTCATAGCGTCCTTGTGTTTACCCGGCGAAAGCATGTTGTCATCGATGCAGTGCCGAACGCCATCCCAGCGATCTTGGGAGTAAGACTTGATCAGGCTCTCAACGTTGAAATCTCCCCACAAGCGTCTTTGGGCGTCAATGTGAGGAAACGCTCGATAAAGATCGTCATAGAATTCTGGCTCAGTTATGACGACATCGTTAAGTCGGCGCGCAGCCACCGAGTGCAAGGGAATACCCACTCTGGTATTGGCTCCCGACATGGCAGCGTAGTCATAGTATTCACAATAAGGGAAGTCGTTATCCACTGCGACATATTTCAAAACGTCATCGGTTACCCAGTCGTAGATGGGTTTAACCAGCCTTAACGGAATGGCTTTACTGAGTCGGTATGGTCGGTTGATGTAATTTTCGTGGAGTTTCTGAACCACGGAGCGATACCGGATCATAGATTCGTTGGCCCTAACCCCAGTCAGAAATGCAACCCGTCCCTCTTTGCCTTGCATGGTGTAGTAATCAACCGGCTGAGGCATGACTTTGCTGTTGTCACGTCCAAAGTGTTGAGCGGTGATTGCCCATGGCGGGATATCCCTGACAAGACGGTCCTCTTCTTGACGAGTTTTTGACCACAGTAGGCAGTATTCCCGACGACCTAGGACCCAGACCTCTTGTCCGTAGGGAAGGCAGTACCACTCCATATCAACCCAGTCCAAGCCCCTGACCCATTCCAGATAACGAATGACAGAAGGAGAAACCATCTCTTCGTCCCGAAAGATAACTTTGACAGGACCGAGACCGCGCTCTTCGTGAAGTTCCTTGGCAAGAAGGAGGACGGCAGAAGAATCCTTTCCACCGCTGAACTGAACACAGACCGTATCGAAGATGTCGTAAACGTGTCGCATTCGCGTGCGCGCCGCTTCCACAACGTTGACATCTAAAAAAAGTCGTCGTCTTGGCATGCCGGGAGTTTACAGGAAAAAGCGAGGCGAGGGGTGGGGACAGGAGTCGAAGGAGGGAAACGCCTGAACCGACCCCCCGCCGCGCCAACTTGTACCTCGGCAGGACAGATAATACTACACCGTAGTATTTACTAAAAAGAACTACTATTAAGAACGGGCCTCTGTAATGGCCGTTATTAGTTCTGCTTTTTTGAGACTGGAATATGGAAGACCAAGTTCAGAAGCAATTTCTTTGAGTTCTGCAACCTTCAAAGAATCCAAATCTTCCGTTGCTGTTTCTTCTGCTACTTCTGGCTCATCTTTGAAAATCAAGATTTCACCGTCATTGACAGTACCAACCTGTTCAGGCGTATCGTAATTCTGTAAGCCTTCTTCCAGTTTGTCCCAATCAACATATCCCGGCGTAGTCGTATGATCTTCACCGGGAAAAGCGTGCAGACAGACAATGCCCTCCATGGTACGAAGAGTTTCGTGGCCCATCTTTTCTCCAACCGCATACGGATGAACAATGGCGGGCACTGCCTCTACGTCGCACAACACGCGCAACAGGCGTCCAAGTTGAACCGTGGCATCTCCGCTAAGAGTGATCGCCGTAGATTTGACGATGCCAACAAAAATGCATCTAGAACTACGATGTGGGGCAGTCGGGTGAAAATCTCCAATCGCTGAATACTCAGTATCCGCCATTTTATAAATGGTAGACCCTTCTGGATCTATCACATAATGAGGGCGGTGGGATTTTGAATCCATCCCATACAGTTTTATGGCAGTTTCTGCCGACTGAGTATCCGTCGCTTCTAAAACTAGTTTAGGAGCGAACGAGGGAAGCAGTGTTCCCGTTCGATAATCACCTGATGATTGATCAACTATTTCCAACATGGAAAATAGTTTACATCAACACTTGTATCTAAAAGTCCAATTCTTCATCAAAAGGACTAGTCGCTGGAGTGGGAGCCGCCTGCTTTGTCGGTGCAGATGAATTGTCACCATCACGCTTTTCGCGCTTCACCCGAACAAGGCTTTCGATATCCTCAACCGGAATCAAAACCTCACGAGCATTCAGTTGGTAGGCGTACTTCTTTTCGCCTGCGTCGGTTTCCCAACTACGCTCTTCCATCTGGCCTTTGACCTCAATGCGCATGCCCTTCTCCACGATGCCAGCAGAGTGTTCGGCAAGATCGCCCCAGAGTTGAACGTTGAAAAACGAGGTGTTGGTTTTTTCCCAAGCCTCGCCAGACTTCTTCCACTTGTCTACGGCCAGTCGGAGTCGCAACATTGCTGTTCCGGTTTGGGTGTACTTCATCTCAACGTCAATGACGTTGTTTCCCCGAAGGGTCATCTGTGATTCTGAGCGAGCCATAATTTTCTCCTACTACTCGTTGGGTTGTTTGCTCGTGGAGCGCAGTGTATCATAGCGTCATGGACGACTCTATCCTCTTGATCCGAGATCATTTGATCGACGTTTGCATGGACCTTGTTTCAACCAGTGACGACGAGGATCCAGAAGACGTGCGAGAGGATTTTACTGAGATGGTGGACATCTTGCTGGAAGCGACAGACCTGAAAGTTCAGAAGTCCAAGTCCGACGGCAAGAGTACGTTATTCAATTGCACCGTGGAGTTAATCAATCCGTTTGACTGACATGCTTTCCTAGGAAGGCCAACACTTGAGCGGAAGTGGTGGGTAGCGCCACAAAGTCCGGATGCGCTTTCAGGTATCGCAAAAATGAATACCACGCTGCCTGTTGTTCCGCATCGTTGAATACCAGCGTATATTGAATGTTCGTTTTGGCTCCAGCCGAACGTGTCGCAGTTGCTCCCTGCGTAACTAATGATTGTATCGTTTCAGGATCTGGCTCAACCATGATGGGTGCGGTCCAACCATCATTAGCGATTACAGCAGAACTGGCCCCAGCCGAAGGAGTTTCAATCGCAGCGATTTCAAAATCATCCCATCCAAGTCCCTCAAAGAATTCTGGCATCTCATCAACTACAGACATGAGCATTTCATGGAGAAGCCCTTGATCGTCTTCTCCCAAATCTGATGTTCGATTATCAGCCAAAGCAAAAGCAATCGCTTTATCGTGGTCAAACGGAACGTACAGTACGGCGACGTGGGTCCAACCCAATCGTTTGGCAGCGGCTAGTTGGTGATTGCCTGCGATAACCGTTCCCGTGTCATCTTCGTTCTTTACGGCGACGATTGGTTTGACCTGTCCGAATTCGTTATACGAGGCGGCAATGGCGGTGATGTTGCCCTTGCGGGGGTTGCCCGGAAGGGTTTCCAGTTGCTCTATCGGAACAAGAAGATGCTCCAAGTCTTTGCTCACTTGGTGTTTCACACTTGCGCCCTGACGTTGGCGGCGAGCGTGCGCAAGGAGTCCAATGCCGTTCGAATGGAGTTCAATTTCTCCTTCTTGGCTTTAAGTAGGGCGTCGGCGATTTTGACCTCGTAGTGTCCGTCGCTCTGCTTGTAGTCAGCCCACGACTCTCGCTCTTTGATGGAACCGTTGGCAGAGAGGTATTCGTGAGCCCATGCCGATTTGTACCGGGCTTCTTTCTTTGCCTGATCCACCGCTAAAACTTCAAAGGCTTCGGTATGCTCTTCGAGTTCTTCAACCAGACGAACAATATTATCTTCAATATCAATAGGACTAATAGGAGAAGTCCTCATAGCAGTCCCTCTTCTTTAGCGATGGTGTTCAATCTTTCAGCCTCTTCTTCCCAATCGAACTTGTCGATAGAGTTTCTTTTTTGAATGAGTTCGTCAAACTTGTCATCACCGATTTTGTCGATTGTGAAGATGCCGAACTCCACTGGATTGTCGGTGAAGAATCTGTGGCACGAGGCACAAAGGCAGAACGCATTTTCCAAGTCTGTTCTGGTCCACGAGTATTTTCTAGAGATGATATGAGCGCATTGTAAAACGTGTCCAGATCCACAGCGTTCACATCTGCCGTGCGATCTAATGATAAGGGCATGCAGTTTGGTGGCTTTACCCTTTGCGCCCTTGCCGTAGATGTTGCTCATTCATGTAACGCTTTCTAGTATTTCGTCTAACCTTAGCGCACCTCGTCGGACATCTAGGGATTGAACCGCTTCCCAATTCGCTATGGCCTCCGACTGTCGGACTTCCGCATCAGACAGATACTCTAAGTGCTTCTTCCAGTCTATGAATTTCTTAGCAAGCCGCCCCACCCCATACTGCTGTTGGAGGCGAGTGTATTCTGAAATTTTAGACGCAATGAAAGGAACTCCAGCAGCGATGTACTCCAAAGGTTTGATCCATGATTTAGCGTGGTTGAAGGGAATGTCGGTAAGTGGGGCTACCCCAACATCAAACGTCAACATTCGTGGAATTTGAGTTGGTGAAACCATTGGGTACAGAGAGACGCGGCTTTGATCTACGTCAACTTCTTCCCAAAAAAGAGGGTTTCCAGAATTGTGTCCAGTGTGGTGGAAGGAAAATTGTTCTGGATCAGAACTTGAATATACGCCGCGCAGACAATCTAGATCGCCGCTGCGGTGTCCAGTTGAACCATGCCAGCCCACAACAATCGGACCATCATTATGCTTCCGACGGAAAGGTGCATAAGCGTCGAAATCAACACAGTTTTCCAACAAGGCTAGATTTTTAACGCCCAGTGACGTTTTCGCTCTATCCACAAGAAACGGAGTAGAAACTACAACCAAGTCTGAAAGAGAAAGAATCTGTCGATAGAAATCACTGTTCTCTTGCGTGTTGTTCTTTGAGTTCAATACGTTCTTTGCTCTATGGCGATGATGTAATCCCCAATACCAATCATCCAAATCGTTTATTATGATTTGACCGTTGGCTTGAGCCTTGCGGATGTTGTCTGGGATATCCCGCATCATCCAACGTTGCATATAAACTATGTCGCAATCAAGATGGTGTTTGCCAGATGTATCTGTAACGCCAAATATTTCTGTGTTTTTAGAATAAACTAAAGTTCCAATGACGTGATCGATTTTAAGATACTTCGAATATTGTCCGATACGGATCCAACCGGATCCACCCATGCAAGGAGTGCCGTCTTCTTCTACAACGCTTAAAGACCAATCTGCGCTAGCGAAGCCTACCTTTACCAATTTTCCAGTTCGTTCTTCAGTCCAACAAAACCCCAGTCTCCATTGACGGCCTGCCAAAGGGCTTTATCTATAGGAGTTGGTTCGAAGTTATATTCTACCATTAGGATTTGATGTTCTTCAATAGCCCTTTTAAGGAAATCGGCCATTTTCAAATCTGGATCTTGACTGTCTTCTCCTAGGGCAAGCATCCTCTCGGCTTCAACTAGTCGTTGTTGAACGTAAAAGCGAAACCGATTGACCTTCGTTCGTTTTTCATCAGCAGTAATTTTGAAATCTGTAATCATGTGACTGGGAAGATTTCGAGTAGACGTAGTCTCGTCTTGGGCTAACCCGTTTATTTGTTCGTCCAGATTTTGCAGGAGTTTTAAAAGCGATTTCCGCCAAGCGTCTTGGTTGGAAGGTAGGCGTAGATATTCGGCTTTTTCGGGCGAGATTTGATTTTTAACGTCTTCCGAAACCAGTCGATCGAATTCTTGATTATCCATATTTTCTCCGTTAAGACCATGCAGGGCAAATAGGTTTATAGGCACACCAGTTACATAGTGGGCCTGTCTTGGTGGCAAACACTCCAGTGTTGCACCCGGTTTGAACTCCGTCCCAAGTTTGGTCAATAAGTTTTAATACTGTCTTTCGCCTCTGTGGGGTGGGATCATATCTTTTTCTTTCCTTGAACTTGACATACATGATTTCGGCATTATCCACTTGAATATTATTTAGTCGTTCAAGCATCTCCGCATAAAGAACAATTTGAAAAACTTTATCACCTTCATATTGAGGCTTAGAAACTTTTCCACTTTTATAATCCGTGACAGTTAGAGATCCGTCTTCTTCTTCGGTCCATCGATCTATAAATCCAACCAATGGAACATCGTTGATGGAAGCAGAAAACTGATCCTCTACCCCACGGATCTTAACCTCTGGCGGATTTTCCATCTCGAAAACATTTTCTATACACCACCACGCCCGCCACCGAAAATCATTGATGTCTTTGATGGAAACCGTACTGGTTTCTTCTATGAATTTATTTTCCCAAAGTTCCCGAGCAATACGTCTAGCCTCTGGAAGTGTTCGTTGCTCAGAATCAAGACGATACAACTCTTCCAAAATCTCGTGAACAAATGTTCCCAAGATCATTGCCTCGGTTGTGGGTTCCGGTATTCGATCTATACGAGAAAACCTGTATCGGAGAGGGCACTGCTCGTAGGTCGTAATACTGGATGCCGATAGGTGCGTAGGTAAAGGTAGAGCGGTCATGGTAGGTAACCGTGCGAGAAACTAAAACCTACAGGCTTAATCGGATCGACGGTTTCGACCACCTTGAACATTTCTGAACCCTTCATCAAGTCTTCAAGGTCAGATTTAGAATCCAGCATCTTAGGAGTGATCTTTGCTCCATCAGTGGGCAGAGCATCGG